CGAAGCGGAGACTCTATGCGGAGTCCATTGGCTGTGATTCTACGGATGGCTCGGGGGACTCCCGGTTTGCTCGTCGTGATCTTCCGACGGCGGTCGCGGTCATGGCACGGGCGGCGAAGCAGCGTTCATTCTTTGGCGAGCTAGGGGCTACGTGATGATCGACACACAGACCGTGACGTTGTATCGGTATTCCAACGACACGCCCTCCCCTTATCTTGTTGATCTTCCGACTCTTTTCGCAACGATACAGCTCGCCGCGTACCGCTTCTGGCTCTCTGAGCGCCGGGTACCTGCGGCGATTATTATCCCAAGTCAGCTCGCCATTGCTATGGTGAACAGCGTCGGGCATCCGCTCGTGGGAGGTCTGCGCTATGTCTGTGATTTCATACTCGATGACCACACCCCGGTGCCGATGCTCTCGCGCGATGCGGCGGTTGACCCACTGTTCCAATTCATCTAGTCCGACGTCGGACTGATTCGCGTAACACAGGAATCTATGGCTACGATGCGCAGTATGGTTTCGGATGCAGGTATCGACGAGCTGACCGGCGTGCTGACAGACTTCGTCGTGGGCTGTCTTCGCCGCGTAGGCATTGACGATCTCACGATGGATGATCTTCTTGTCCCCGCACATGCTCGTCGGCTTGCTCGGTGGCTTGTGTCCTGTGCCCCTGAGCTACGCGACGATGTAATCGACGACTGCCCGTTGGAGCTGTGATGATACTCTCTGAGCCGTTGGCCGCTGGAACAATCCCTGGTGGCGGCGGTGCGATGGCGAACACCACCGCAGATGCGTACACCCGTCTGCTGATGTGGGAAGCCACGATGACGATGCGGCGCGGCCAATCCAGGCTGATGCGCTATCGCCGTGCATTCGAGTACTACGGCTCTGAGAATGTAAAGCCCGACGAGCTTATACAGCCTCTGGAGATCAACTACCTCAAGGCAACGTGTGAGGCCCACGCGTCGTTCCTTTGGGGACAGTGGGAGCAGCAGGGAAGCCTCATTGGCTGGGCGCTCAATCCTCGTATCGGCAAGGGCGACAAGGATGTGATGAATGCTATCAACCAATGGCTGATGGGCCTTTTTGACGGTAGCGAGGAGACTCTGTTCTCCACGGGCCTGAACCAGTCGATCTACGGCGACGGTATCTTGAAGCCTCGGTATCACCCTGAGTTTGACGCCATTGTGCCTGAGTCGATACTCCCTGAGTACTTCCATGTACGATGGAGCAACCACGATGTATCCGAGATGCGCGAGGTGGTGATCTCCTATCCTATCGACAGGAAGGACGCCCTCGAAGAGTTCGGCACTAAAGGTTCGATGCGCTGGTCTATCGCGGCGACGGGCATTACGACGCAGTTTGCGGTGTACTGGGAGCATTGGACGCCGACGACTCGTCGTGTGTGGATCGATGACCAGCTTGTGGTCGATGAGCCGAACCCCTTCGGTGCGCAGGGGCTCCCTGGCATCATCCCCTTCGTGCATATTCCCAACGTTCGCTCGGGCGGTGAGTTCTACGGCACATCGGACATCGAGGCAGTGCTGGCGCTCCAAGATGAGCTAAACAAGAAGATGGCCGATGCGGGTGACCTCATTGCTTACGCGGCCCACCCCATCGTGCTCATCAAGAAGTACTTCGGTAAGGTCGATGCACTGCCCGTCGGCCCTGACGCTATCTGGGACATGGGGCGCGACGGTGAGGCCGAGTACATGAGCGGCGGGAAGCCTCCCATCGATATCAACGTGTACATCGACCGTCTCCTTGCAATCTTCCAAGACCTGAGCTATATGCCAGCGGCTGCGTTTGGCCGTAGCGAGACCACGCAGTCATCGGCGCTCGGACTTGCGATGGAGATGATGCCGGTGACCCAGCGGGTGAACTGGAAGCGGCTGCACTGGAAGCGGGCGCTGATCAACTACGCGCTGTACGCGGCACGTCTCGCCGAGAAGCACGGCATTTTGCCGTTTCCTCGACGCGAGCTCCAGCGGTACACCTTCACCCCGACCTTTGCTCCAGTGCTGCCGAAGGATCGGGCTGCGGCCGTTCTGGAGAATGTGTCACTCGTTGGCGCGGGTCTCCGTACCATAAAGAGGGCGCTCGAAGACATGGGCGAGCGCGACGCTGCCCGTCAGGCGCTGGACATCCTCGCTGAGATTGAGCAGAAGATTGAGCTCGGCATGAAGCTTCAGATCGCAGGCATCGAGCCCGGTGGAAAGAACAAGCCAGGGTCTGGTGGGTCGCCTGAGACGGGCTCAGCGCAGCGTGACGCGACGAAGGGGTAGGTGCATGGTGGTCTGGACTCCTGAGATGGACGCAGACGCGCTGCACATGGTGCGGTCTGAGTTTGCCGAGGCATATCCCAACGTCTCGTGCCGCGAGTGGTCACAGCGCCGGTACGATCTTTGCCGTGGAATCGTGTCACTACCTCCTTCGGAACTGCTCGACGATCTGCCTCTGGGTGCAGACGACTTTGCATTTCGCTACTTTGGTCACGTCTTGGACTCTGGCTACGTGTTGAGGTTCCGCCATGGGTGAAGGTGCCTCTCGTAGTCGTCGGCAATGCGCTGCTTTCCTAGTCTGCGCATTGCGGTGACGACCGATCCCATATGCGCCGCCCACTCATCGCGCGGATGTCCTTTGAGCCGCTTTTCGACGAATACCTCGATGGCGTCAGCGGATACGTCGCGGAACTCGTAGGCCGCTTTTGTGCTTGCTCCTAGCCGCAGGAGCAGCGCCTCGCTGCGTGTGAGCCCGTCGATCTCTCGAAGGACATCATCGTCATCATCCGAAGAGGATGACTCCATATCTTGAATCTTCTTAGAGATGGTACTCCTTCCGGTTGCATCGTCCGTATACGGAAAACCTATACTCGGTTTTTCCCCCGTGTGTGTGTTTTCCATACACGGTAATCTCGACCGTCGTGTTACCCCTCGCGCCTCCCAGAATGCGATGTCTTCCGGTGTGGGGAAGATGAGGTAGTGGTTATTGACGAAGCGGCTTGCGTCGTTGCGCTCCTGCACGATGAGGAGGACGCGGTGGCCCTCGATGGTGAGGATATCGAGGTGGGACAGTGCGGCCGACACGGTCTGCTCGTTGTAGCCGGTCTCTTTGGCGAGTAGCCGTCGACCAGGGTGCGACCACCCATCCTTGTCGCTGTGGAGGGCGACGGCGAGGAATACTGCCAGCGGGGCTCCTTTGAGCAGATGCAGATGGTCTCTGAGTGCGACGGATACTTGGACGTAGATGTCGTCGGCGTAGTCGCCCCCTAGCCGTCGCGTACGCCCGTTGAAGATCGTGATCACTGAGCTGCCTCGTGGTATACTTGGTCTGCGAAAACTGAAAAGCGCGGTGCTTTGCCGATGGGCTGGTGTGACGACCAGCCCATCGGTTTTTTGATTCCCCGCCAGTATAGCACGGTGTTATTTGCCTAAGTCTGCCCCCACGATCTAGGCTCAACACGGAACCGGATCGACATAAGGGTAAAGACAACGCAAATGACTGATGTGACCACCAATACTCAGACCGACCCCGCGCTCAACACTAGTGCGGGCAACGTCTCGGTCAGCGGTGCGACATCCACGCCCACACCAGGGGCGGGGGCGCAGCCCGTAGACGCAGAGCGATTCAATGGGCTGATGGCCTCGTTTAACCGGGAACAGAGTGCGCGACAGACCTCAGAGGCCGAAGTGGCGAGACTCCAGGGGCTGCTCTCTACGGCAGTGGCCACCGAGATCGACCTTCGTGCGCAGATCACGACGCTAGGAGCAGGGAACACGGAGTCGTTGAGCGCCGCTGAGGGCCGCGCTGCTGTGGCTGCATCGAATGTGGCCGAACTTACGCAGCAGGTAGCGAGGCTCACTGCGGACAACGTACGCCTCCAGTTTCTTGTCGATCAGCCGGATCTCGGCGCGTATGCCGCTGTGCTGCCGACCACTGGGAATAAAGAAGACCTCGACCGTGCCGCAGCGGCTATCCGCTCCGCGCGTACGGCCGATGAGTCACGGGTCAGGGAGCATCTCGCAGGCAGCGGGAGCCGTGGGGCCGGGGGGCCACCGCGTGTGACTGGGCAGCAGATGTCTCCGAGCCAGATCAAAGACTATCTTGACAACGCCCCACCCGGCGAGTTCGAGAAGCGGTTCGCCGAGGTGACATCTAAGCGCACGTAGAGACACGAAGCCTGTCCGTGTCTTTGAAGCCCCCGACGTTGCGAGCGTTGGGGGCTTCTTCGTGGTATAATGGATATACAATGTAACCAGCCACGGGAGGTCTATGCGCGCAGTCTACGGCATCTTTCATAAGGACTCGGATACGTTCTACGTCGGCAGCTCTATAGACGTTGGCGTGAGGTTTCGGCATCATCGGTATCTTCTTCGGCATAATAGGCATACCTGCGCATATCTACAGAATGCCTGGAACAAGCACGGTGAGGCTTCTTTTGAGTTTCGTGTCATCGAGGAATCGGTTGGCACCTTCGAGGATCTTCGTAGACTAGAGCAGTCGTATCTCGACAAGCACTGGGGTGGTCTCTACAATTCAATGAAAACGGTCGATATCGGAAACATTTGGGACAGTACTGATCGTCGTGTTCGCATGGCCGAATCGTTACGTAACTCTGATAGCCGTAAGCGTTGGGCTGCGGAGCAATCCGGTGAGTATCCGTCGCTTACGGGGCCGGATGGTACGGTGTATCCGGCTGGTACAAATCTACGTGCATTTTGCCGCGAGCATGGTCTTAGTTTTGGGAACATCTATTGTCTTATTCGGGGTCTGTACCGAGGTAAGCTGACTATCTGCGTAACTGGCTGGACGCTGACGGAGCCACACGACTACGATGAGTTACGCCGCCAGCGGCAGGCGTTGACGGCGGAACGCTACGCGTCCGATGAGTATCGGGAATGGCGGCGTAGTCAGCAGCGTGAGGGCAGCGAGCGGGTGAACCTTGGTGAACAGATACGCCAAGCGCGACTACGCGAGTACGAAGATCCTGCGAATCGTGAAAAGGCAAAGGCGCGGCTCGCGTTGACACAGCATTTGTCGATTGCTGCTGTCGCGATTTCGTACCCAGCGTTTGTCGATCCCGACGGTGTTGTCCATGCACCTGGGGTAAATCTACGCGCGTTTATTAAGTCTCATGGAATACGCGGTGAGGGTAACTTTCGTCGGATGGTGCAGGGTCATCATCGGACGTGCGAGGGTTGGCGGTTAGCGACGGAGGATGAGGCGTCGTCGGTGTGACATTTGCGTAAGTAGTTCTGCGTGGTGTAGCGTCGCAGATAGACAGGGCGCTACCCGCTTCCGGTGCTCGCAACACCGAAGCACTGCGTAGGGAACTACACACATGCCTGATGTGATTAGCGATGTAATCGTCTCAAGCGATTTGCCTGATGCGATGCAAGTTATATATTCGTCTGAGCTGGGCTTCACCAGCAAGGCCAACGTGATCTACGACCAGTTCGCAGATCGCAAGTCGGACTTCGCCGGAGGCAAGGGCACCACCGTCGTGTGGACGACCTATCAGAACCTGCCCCCGAGCATCAAGCCGCTGGTGGAAGACCAGGACGTGGGCGGGATGCAGGTCGCCGACTTCCAGACGGCCCTCACGATGGAGGAGTACGGCACCGCCATCGGTACCACCGAGAAGATGGATCTGACGAGCCACCACGGCCCGATCAGTAATCTCGTTCGCACGATGCTCGGCCCGCAGCTTGCGCTCACCACCGATCTGCTGGCCCGCAATGCGATGTTCGACCCGACCAAGGCCACCTACCGCAGCTTCGCGGGCGGCGTCGCCAATCGCTCGCTGCTCACCGCAGCCGGCGGCAAGCTGACCCCGCAGATCTGCAAGGCGGCGGCGTTCAACCTCGGCGTGCGGCGCATCCAGCCGACACAGGAGGGCTACCTCGCGGTGGTTCATCCGGCGCAGATCTACGACCTTCGCGACGACCCGTTCTGGATCGACGTGAACAAGTACACCCGTCCTGAGACCATCCTCAATGGCGAGGTGGGCAAGCTCTACGGTGTGCGCTTCGTCGAGGCTGCGAACTCTCGTCTGCCCAACGGCGGGCTCACCGCCCACCAGACCACGCTGGCGGGTGACTCGATTGGCAACCGCGACTATATCACCGTCGTGGCTGCTGCGGGCTTCGCTGCGGGGATGGAAGTGACCATCCATCGGCACTCCACCGTGCCGGATGGCACCGATGAGACTGAGGAGCATGTGGTTATCCGCGAGGTCGTGGGCACACGCCTGTACCTGCGCGCCAAGACCACGATGAACCACGCGGCCGGCGACTACGTCACCGACGGCGTCGATGTCTATGTCACGGGCTTCATGGGCATGGACAAGGCGCTGGGCCGTGGGGCGGTGCTGGAGCCCCAGGTGCGCGTGGCTCTGCCGACCGACAAGCTGCGCCGCCAGAGCCACGTGGGCTGGTACGCGCTGATGGGCTATGGGATTATCCGCGACTGGGCGCTCGAAGTCGTCGAGACTGCCGCCAGCGTGTCCGGTGCCCCGGCCTTCCCCTGGTAGTAGGTATACGGCGGGCAAGTCCGATATCGGACTTGCCCCCGCTAAGGATAGACGACAATGGCAGAGACCTTCTCGGAGTACCTCGACCGCTATCGTGGTCGTGCCGACGTCCTCGCAGGGGCGGCGCTTACCGACGCCCTGGTGCTGGGCTACGTTCAGGGTCAGGATATCCAACAGCATGGTGCTTCGGTGGCCTACCAGTTCATCGGCAACGATGCGCCGGGCGGTGTGGCGGGCGACCCGGTGTACCGGCTGGGTACGCTGATCTTCCTCCAGGATATCCAGGCCCATCTCGACGCCCTGGTGGTGGCCCACTCGATCAGCAAGATCCCCGGTGCCGCCACGGCGTATAGCTGCAACCCGTCGCTGCGTAAGTAGCCTCGGTCGGTGAGGAGAGGCGCAGTGTTTCAAAGCACTGCGCCTCTTTTCGTTAAGGAGCATCATGGAGCTGTATACGACGTACGGTTGGCCTGCGGTGACCCGCATCTATGACCTGTTCTTCTACAACACCGTGACGCGCACATCGCACGCGATTGATCCTGATGAGATCACGGGGAGCCCGCGTCCTGTGCGTGAGAACCGGTACACGATGGGCACGTGTTCCGACGATGTCGGTCTGCTCTACGTGTACCCGGTCAACGAGAGCGGGAAGCGGTTGTCCCCGTATACGTTTCCGATCAACAATCCGGCGTCGCTGTCTACGCTGCGCTGGTTCATTCGTGCGGGCCTCAACGACGTAGAGACGGCCGATGCGGTCGACGTGCAGTATCCGGCGTCGCCTCGGTGGCCTGACGCTGAGATCAATATGCACATTCGTGACGCCATCGGGTTGCTCAATGACTATATCCCTCGGGATGTGACGATTGAGCTTCCCTACGTGGAGATGACGCCGGATCAGGCGAGGGCGTTCACACAGATCAATGACGTCTCGTACTACGACATGATGTTCCAGACATGGCGTGTGCTTGACCGGGTCATCGTCCGCAACGCGCAGAACTTTCGTCGGTACCAGAAGGCTGAGAAGACGAAGTACTGGGAGCTCGACGACTCAGGCTGGATCATTCTCCATGGGATGTACCCACCGGAGACGCTGCTTCGTGTTTCAGGCTCAGGTATCTACACAAAGCCGTTGCGTGACGACGAGCCTATCCAGGTTGACCCCAACGACTGGGACATGATCACGCTCTACGCGCAGGGACGATGCTATATGCGCCTTGCAGGACAGGCGGCGCAGCTCGACCGTTGGAAAGAGGATGGGAAGCGCAACGACAATCCGATTCTCCCCATCGGCCGTGACTTTCTCAAGCAGGCCGAGCAGCGTATGTGGGATCGTCGTGGGCCGCGCGCAGTGCGGAGGTTTCGTGGATGAACATCACATCGGTACTTGACCATTGGATTGAGATATTCGCTGCACGACTCCAAGAGGGTACGTCGGACGACCTTCGGATGAACGTCATCAAGAAGTTCCCATTCCAAGACGACCCGATCCGCAAAGCACCGTATCTGCTCATCGGGGAGCACCCTGACGATGGCATCGTGCCCGATCTGCCTACGGAGATTGGCGGCACTGCGTGGTGGCGGCTTAATCTTCGTATCAAGGCCGCTCCGAAGCCAACGAAGTCGGCCGACCGCGCCTACTATCTTGTTGATCTGCTCGGCCAGCGCATTGTGCATACCCTACGGTCGAATGCGTTGCTCGGGCAGACGATCAGCGTGCCAGGGCTCCAGCTCAGTAACCGCGACTGGAACTTCATCACGAAGGTGACGCACAAAGTGTATGGCGGCGAGTCGGAGTGGCTCTCGTACGTGGAGATTGAGTTCTTTCAGCGTGCACAGGAGCTTGGGCCGTTTCCGTACGGCGCATATCCTGAGGATTTCATCTATGCCTAGCTATACGTATCGTGACGAAGAGACTGGCCACATAGTAGACCATGTTCAGTCGATATTCGAGGATCTCCCCGCAGAGTTCGAGATCGATGGCCGTGTGTACCGTCGTGTGTTTGAGCCGGTGTCGGTGATCTACGGTTGTCTCGGTTTCTACAACACGGACAATCGCGACGGCATCGAGCGGTGGCGTAAAGAGAACATCGGCAAGGGGGACTGATGGCACTCGCAACGCAGAAGCTCACGATGGATGTGGGGGCCACGTTTCGGTTCCTGTATACGTGGCGCGACGATAAGGGGTTCCGTGTAGACCTGGATGGGTACACAGCGCGAATGCAGATACGGGCTTCTCGTGGGATCATGGGTATCCTACTCGCTGACCTTCCTACCTCGACGATTCGTCTCCAGGAGGATAGGGACGCCGAGGGCGGCGTGCTTGGGGTTATCTGTGTGCTGGTGCCTCCACGTATGGCGGATATTCCGTTCTATGCAAAGTCTGGGTACTATGATCTTGTGCTTACTGCGCCGGACGGTACGGTGAGCCGTGTCTTAGAGGGGGCCATTGTGTTCAATGCGATGACGACGGATATGGCTCGCTGATGGAATTTACGATCCTTGGTCTGTACGACGGCGTACATGCGTTGTCCCATCTTCGTGTTCGGGAGATGCTTCGATCCTTCGGTCACGGCCACGGATGGGCGGTGTACAGCGGTGAGCCCATCGACACGACGGCGTACACGTCGATTATCATCGACAGCGCGTTCGACTTCGAGTGGATCGATGAGATTGCTCGACGGGGCCGCGATCAGCGTCGTGTGGTGATTCTCGACATTGCGGAGGTCGACGCTGCGCGCATTGTCCATGATCATCGGTTCTCAACGCTGCTCGACAGTCTCGACGCTATTACCGTTGAGACGGTGGCGACTCAGGTACTGGTTGCGCCGTTTATGCCGATGAACACGGTTATGCACGTGCCGACGCTCATCGACCCGCAGCGGTGGAGCCTGCACACGGAAGAATCTCGCGACATCGTGATGATCGACAGCAAGGCGCATTACGAACTGGCATCGACGCTGCCGTCGTATCTCCAGTCTGACGTGGTGCTGCTCGATCCACGTGACGTGTTCAGCGTGAGCGCGTTTGCGCGGCAGATCGCTGGGGCGGACATCGGCATCTGCACCGACGGGCTTCCGCTCGGCCCACTGCTCTTCGGCGCTGCGCGGGTGCCGGTGATCGCGTCGATGTCTCATCTGACGACGATTGGCCGGCGGGGCATTGTGCTATCCGACGCCGATGTGCTGAACATCGCTTCCGCTGTTGATCGCTTGCGGGAGGATCGGTCTTTGCACTACCGTCTTGCATCCTCGCTACACGACCACGTGTGTCAGCGGTGGAGTATCCATAACGCAGGGTCGGTTGGGGCGACGCTCGCGAATCTGGATTATGTGCATCGACGTGTGCGTCGTAAGCTGTATACGATCAGCGCCGCGTGATTCGCCTAAGTCAATGATCGCCGTATAGGCTCCTTATGCGTTCGGCCACACCGACGTTGAGGAGCCTCACCATGTCGCTTAGTTCGCTTAAAGGTAGTGTAGGCGTCGGTATCCAGGCCGCAAAGGGTACCCCGGCGACTACGTTTGCCTACTTTCCTACGCTCAATGCCAATGTCACCGGCGAGCAGATGGCGCAGAACCTTCCCCCCGAGGTCGGCGGCACCTACTTTAGCCGTGGCGCGTATAAGGCCGGTCTCCGTGCTCGTGGCGAGCTGGCTATGATCCCCCGGCCTGATAGCGTCGGCTGGCTGCTTCGAAGTCTGTTCAACGCGGAGTCCCAGGCGATCTCTACCGATGTGGATGCCGCCGCTGTGCTGCTCCACGATCACGTGTTCACCGTCGGAGACACTGCGGCCCATCCGCATAAGTGGCTCACGGTGCGTCGTAGTGTCTCCGGTGCCTACGGCGAGCAGATGTCCGATGCGCGTGTTGGCTCGTTCCGCATCGAGGCTGCGGCCGCAGGCGTGGTGCAGACGTCGGTGCAGCTCCTGGGCGGTCTGCACAGCGAGATCCCCGGCGAGGACGTGATGGCCGAGGATGGCCCGGTGTTCCTGACCTGTTCCGCCGATGTGACGGAGGGCGGTGCTCCGTTCATTGTGGATCGTATCTCGGTGGAAGCCGGTGCGCAGCTCTCGGACAATGAGTTCCGCGTTGGTAGCTACTATCTGGACGACATCACCCTGCTCCAGCGCGCGGTGACTATCCAGGCCGACGTGCGTATCAAGGCACGCGATCTGGTTGCCAAGGTCTATCGCAACAATGCGGCCGCCCCGGCGGCGGGGACGCTTGGCGCGTGGAGCCCGGTGCTGTACCGCTCTGGCATCGTGCTGGAGTTCCGCACGGCAGAGGTCGTGCCACAGATCCTGCGAATCGAGATGCCCGGCGTGGACTTCCTCACACTGCCGGTGCAGTTGTCTGGTGCCGAGATCGTCCGCGCGCAGCTCAGCGCGTCGGTGACCCTGGACGTGGACAACTTCGACGCTGCGGACGCGGACAGCGCGACGCTCCAGCCGATCAAGATCACCCTGCGCAACGCGCGTACCACGCTGTACGCGTAGCTTGCCGGTTCGGACACAACGGCTCCTTCCTTCGGGGAGGGGCCGTTGTTGTGCAGTCCGATATCGGACTGATTCGCCTAAGTCCGCTACCGTGTACTAGGCTCGACGTACCTGCTACCCGCAGTTGGAATCTTCCTACTAGGAGCGACGTCAATGCCTGTTCGTAATCAGAAGAGTTCGGCGGTCGCGAAGACCCGCGTGCTGAGTCCCAACGACGCCATCGACGACGGTGGTATGGGCATCCCCCTGGATCTGCTCGAAGACGGTACGCCCGATGTCTCATCGCGCGTCGAGTTCATCGTCAAGATCGCCGACAACCGCGCCGTGCTGGCCCGCCAGGATCTCTTCTCCAAGGTGAAGTACATCAACGAGGGCGACGGCACCGCCACTGAGCGCAGCTTCCCGATGGGCGCGCTGCGGCTGGAGACGGTGATGCTGGTGCTCACGGGGTGGAACATCACGCCCGACGAGAAGAGCGCGCCGTACCCGATCACCCACAACAATGTGCTCGACCACGTGAAGCCTGACGAGATGCAGTGGCTCTACGACCGCATCATCGACATGAACGTCGCGTGGGGTGGCTCGGGGGAAGGCTAAGGCTCGAAGAGGAGATCCGTGAGCAGGTCACCCGGCTTGTTCAAGACGGCTCCATCGCCGAGCCTGGGCTGCACCTTGATGCGTGGCTGATGTGTAGGAAGCTCCAGGGAGGATCGGAGACCCGAGTCCTCCCTGACGCGGGCGGGGCGCTCGATCAGAACGCAGAGCTTACCTGGGCCTTCGGGATCATCGAAGACCAGTACGCCCAAGAGACTGAGCTAAAGAAGAACTTTGCCGAGCGTTCTGCGAAGAACGAGGAACTTCGACAAAGCCTGATACGACAACGAGGGTAGGTCAATGAGCCAGGACGATGAGAACATCGAGGCCAGTCGGGTACGTCGTGGTACGGTGCGTGGCGCAGGCGCGGCGAATACCGGCGCGCAGCGGCGTCCGAATCCCGATGGGGTGTATCGTCCTGGCGCTGACCTGTCTCAAGGCGACGGCGGCGCGTACGGCCCGCACGAAGATAATCGGCGGCTCACGGCGCTAGGCGACACGTCGCATCTCTCCACGGAGCGCGGCCCTGACGGTCGCGCCTTTCTCGTGGATACGTCGCGCGGTATCCGTAATCGGCCTACGTTTGAGTCGGTGCGTACGCCGATGGGGCCGATACTCACGACGGAGGCTCGGGTCGCTGCGGACATGAAGCAGGCTCTTCGCGCTGGGCAGTCGACGGTATCGCTCGATCCACAGTTTAGCACGTCGGTACACACGCCGAACGTGCCTTTGCAGTACGGCCCTGGTGTGCTGCGTACGGTGCTGACCGAGGCGCAGGCTGGTGTGCTGAGCAATCAGACCCAGAGCACGCGTATGGGCATCTCGTCGCTTGCCACAACGGGCGGTCGCTCGACGTACGGGCACGAGGGCTCCAGGCCGCAGGCAGGCTCGCCGTCGTCGATGTTCTCAGTTCAGCAGCGCGGGGCCGACGGTCAGCATACCGTCGTGGATACCAGTGACTACTACCGGGGCGGTAGTGACTCACATACGGGCATGGCGGGCGGTGATCGTCCGGTGGCCCACAGTGCGTGGCCGCTGGCTGCGTCTGGGGTTGGCGGCGATCCTACGGGTGTAGCCAACGATGAGGCGTCACGTCGTCAGCGTGACTCCTTTGGGCTGCTCCAGCGGCGGCAGGCCGACGCTCCGAGCAACCCGGTGGCCGCAGAGGCGGCGAAGGCGCGGCTGTTTCTGGGTCTCGATGCTCCTCTTTACACGGGCGTGTCGATGCATAAGAAGCCGATGAAGTTCCGCATTGCCCCGCCCACCGACCCGACGGCTGAGGCGGCGCTCAAAGGGCGCGGCTTCGACGCGGCCGACCCCTCCCTTACTGCTGATCCTCCGGCATCTGAGGCATTCCCCGAGAAGAACGTCTATCTCCCGAATCAACAGGAGAAGGAAGCCTACTACGCGTCGATCAAGACGGCGCATACGGCGCACTTCGACAAGCTCCAGAAGCCGACGAAGCTCGGCACGATGCTCGACAACATTGTGACCGGCGCAGGCTTTCAGCGGCCTACGGTTGGTACGACGTCTGTGTCGCCGTTTCCCGCCGGTGGCCGGGTGCCTCTGCCCACCGGCTATGCAGCTCCCGGTGGCGGGGCCACAGGGTTTACCGATGAGCGGAACCGCGCTGCTCCGCTGGGTGCCTACGAGCGCGGCGACGACGCTACTCCCGGCGTGCATCAGGCCACGTATGTTGAGCCGAGCCCGCTGGCTGCGGTTCGGTCTCCGATGCCCCAAGGTCTGCGTGGTACGGTATTCCCCGAGGCGGCGGCGTGGGACGCGACGGTGGAGCATCCCGGTGCCCCTGGCTACGAGCGCAAGGTGCGTGGTGCGGTGCCGGTTATCCCTGAGGAGGCGCAGTCGTCGGAGCTGTCGCAGCGGTTCGAGGACGCCGGTATGGCTATCGCGCGCTCGACGCTCGCTGGTGCCGGAGGTTCCCACGAGCTTCTGCCGATGATGCAGCTCGCGCAGAGCGTGGGCCAGCGGTACGGCGTCCAGGGCGCGGACTACGTGGGGATGGTCTCTGACTTCTCCCGCGATCTCACCGACCGCTTTGGCGGGTTCCGTGGGCTGCTCGACAAGGCGCTCGTCGGTGGCGTGATGACGGCTGAGGAGGCGGGGCCGTTTGCGCAGGGCACGCCATCGTCTAGCTCTTGGGACAGCACCGGCGAGCAGGGCCATAGCAACGCTCAGCGTCTTGGCGAGTTCGTGACGACGCGGCTCCTGCTTAGCGGGAAGCTCAGTGAGTTCGTGGGCGCTGATCCGAGCATCGATGCGGAGAAGCTGGCGAAGCTCAACGAGGTCGTGGCCCCGAAGCTCCAGCACCTTGAGGCGGCGCGGGCGGTGACCAAGATCGGGGCGCACGATAAGGCCGAAGGGGCGACGGTCGACGGTAACGACAGCCGGGGTGAGATCGGCATCTCAGGCTTCGGCGGTGAGGACGCCTTCGCGGCTGGTAACCATGTCTCGGCCCCTTCGGACGCCGACAACGACCAGACACGCCTCGTCAACCAGACCGACCGTGAGCTTGGCGCTGCGCTGAGCAACCTCGGGTCGGCTCTGGAGGTGGCTCAGCGCCAATCTCAGGGCCGCGACATCACCCACGCGGGTGTTGCGGTGTTCAACCACTCCACAGGCCGCGTAGAGGCTGGGCCGCGTGTCAGCGACTTCTTCCGCATCCCTGCTATGGCGACCCAGGAAGCAGACTCTGCCGTGAACAGCGCGATGGGCGGTGTTACCGATACCCCGAGTGCTGATTTGGTTATGCGCGAGTTCAGGCGCATCAACGGCGAAGATGCGGCGATGAGTCGGCAGCAAGCCGAGAAGACGGCGAAGCTCATTGGGCGGGGTCGTCGCACCAGCGCATACCGGCTCCACGACTACGGCACGGCGGGCGACGTTTCCGAGGTTGAGAGCGCGCAGTACCACAACTTCACGCTCGACGAAGACCCGTCGACGGCGCAGGACGACATCGGCGCGCGGAGCGAGCAGAGCATCTTTCAGCGGTATGGGTCGTCAGGCGATTTCCAGGCAGATCCGCTGTCTCTGGCGCTGCGGCACACGGGGCTGGCCGAGGGCATCCCGCTCAACCGCAAAGAGGAAGCGCTGTACGCTGGCCGTACGCATGAGCCGCTGTCGCTGACACAGATTGGTCAGATGCTCACGAAGTCGCGGTACACGCACTCCGACCGCACCGACGTGAACCGGAATGCGCAGCGTGTGTACACCTTCGGCGACCACGTCTCTGACATTCTGACGATGAACCACAGCGAGGCTCCGATCTTCACAGAGATGGATGTCGCTGGGGTTGGTGTGGGTGCGGGGCCAACGAAGTACCGCAAGACGCTGCCGAAGTATACGGCGGCGGATCTGTCGTACCTGGATACGATGCCTGCACGCGCGGAGGGGACGACCGATGCGCAGTGGGAGGCGCAGCAGGGATCAACGAGTGCAGGCTACGAGGCAAACGTGCTGGCTCACGTGAAGAACCTCGCATCAGGGAAGTCGCAGGCATTCGGCACCGATGATGCTGAACTTCGGAAGATGATCGTTGGCGTGGGAAGCGGTGCCATCGACCACGACGCGAAGGCGAAGCCGGATCAGCGGTCTACGCTTCGTGGGGCGCTGGGTCACGTGCAGGGGATTGGGTTATGGCAGGACAACGTCGGCGCTCGGGCGTCGGACTCTGAGGTCTCTGGTATGTACCTTGGCGGTCTCCGACGTGCAGTCGAAGATCGCCGTGATGCTCTATCTCCGAGCTTCTATGCGGCGCTCCAGCGTCGGATGGGCAAAGAGGGCGCGACGGTGGACAACGTCGTAGGGCGGCTTCTCACAGGTAGGGCTCGTCGCGGTCGTACCGGCGAACTGATGCCCAACGGTGACCCCTACTCAGGGCGCGATCAGCAGCGTATTTTCGAGGACGTGGTTAAGCAGGCCAGCGTCTACGGTCGTCAGGTGCAGGCTGAGCATGTGGCAGCGTCGGGTAGCGTGACCACGTATGATGATGTGGTCTACGGTCGTACCAAGACGGCCGTAGTGCAAGAGCGCGCGACGGTTCTTGCGCGTAAGGATCTCGAAGCGCAGCTCGTTGGCAAGACGGCTCGGGAGCAGGCCATGCTCACCGGAAACCGAGGTGCAAAGTACGGCCCGCTGTCCGAAGACAAGGACATGGTCTACGGCCCTCGTATGGCGACCGATGCGGAGATCTACGGAACGCGCAACGTGCCGCTCCAGGGTGTGCTTCGCGCGACGGGCGAGCGTGGTCTAGCTGACGACGCCGCATACGCTTCGCGTGCTGCCGGTGCCCCTGATCGTCGGTCGACGTTCCGTGAGTCGTTCAGCGGCGCGCTGGCTGCGGAGTATAAGGACGCGAAGTACGCCGAGGTGGAGCGTAGCCGCCCGAAGACGTCACTTGACGCATCGAGCCGCTATCGTAGTCAGGTGACGAAGGCAGATCTGGATCGTGCCGATCAGGTGCCTGCGGATCAGCGCTGGATGGCCGAGGCGCTGGGCGTTGTGGGCGAGGGGCGCAAGGGCATCGTGAGCGGACGCCAGCGGCTTGATCCTAAGCGCCGGGATCGGCTCTACGATTTCATGCGGTCTCAGGGCCAAGACCCGTCGATGTTCGACGGCATGGGCCACGGCCAGATATCGAAGTACCTCAAGACGGCGCTGACGATGGGCGCTATCCAGCGGTCAAGCTCAAACAGTTTCGATCAGTTCGTCGATGACCACGGCAATCTGAGCCACACGACGCATGAGAACTTCGATATCTACAAGCACCTTCGTGGGGTGTCGAACCAGAACGCGTTCATCGCGGGTATTGGCAACCCCAAAGGCTCAGTCCGAGATCGGACTAGGGGCGGCTACAACTTTGTCCAGCAGCTTGGGCTTTCGCTCGATCCGGCGAGTGTGTCGCAGGAGCGGATCGAGGGCGTGGCCGACGGGCGGCTAGGGCGGGGAGAGGGCTTCAAGGACGCCGACTTCCCTGACGCGCGCAAGGTGAGCCTCCCTGAGTTCATCTCAGGGAAGAACCAAGACCTCATCCGCCTGCGTGCGGGTCAGCGTGGTGTGCGCGGTGAGATCTTCGGCCGCAAGGCTGCGGATGGGACGTGGGATCGTACCGGCGCGGACTCCTACATCGCCGGGAAGCAGATGCGCGAGGATCGGCTGGCGGCGGCGTCTGCACGTCGTGCGCTCCCCCGCGCCTTCATGAAGGCTGAGGGCATCTCCCAGGCGGGCTCCGACGCCGACCGCGACCGCGTAGACATTGAGCTGGAGAAGCTAGAGACGAAGATGGGGCGGAAGAAGGTCGATGCGGGCGTCGCTGAGCGCCACGCGAACCTCACCGCAGTGCAGGACTACTGGAAGGCACGTAGTCGCGGCCAGGATGCGGCGGCGATCTCGCACGAGCAGCGAGCGAAGATCCGTGAGCTGGAGCCAATGATTGCTCAGGGCCAGAAGGTCATGAGCTTCTTCAACGCGCCGCTCGTTGACTCTCACGATGATACGGCGAAGGTCATCGCTCGCGCACGGCACTCGGAGCGCCAGCAGCAGATGGGCGAGTACATCGACGCCAACGCCTCGCTCTTGGCGCAGCGTGACGCGGCGGGCAGGCCCATCGCTTACGACCGTGACAATGCAGGCACCTACAGCGTTGCTCACATTCGTAACGCATTTCGCGAGAGCCTAGAGGGAGGCACGGTACAGGACGCCATCGCGCGTACATCAGCGCTGATCGACGACCACGACCGCTTCCGCGAGCAGGCTGCTCAGCGTGACGGTAATCCGTTGCTGACCCGAGACAGCGTCGCACGGACAGCGTCAATCCTCGACGCCCGCACGGACTTCCTGCCGATCTCGTTCGATCCGGCGACCGTGCGCAACGCGACGGATCGGAGTAGCTTCGTATACGCGAAGGGGGCCGGAGACTACCCGACCCAGGCAGCGGCAGTCGAGGGGGCGGCGCTGACAGGCATTGGCGAGACCGGCATCATGGCCGACAGCTCGGGTGTCGCTCATCGGAAGAGCGCTGAGCAGATGTACATCGAGTACGCCGGTCGGGCGCTCTCGAAGCATGACCCTGCGCGTGCAGACCTTGACCAGCTCTCGGTGATTCGTGCGTCGCACGATGGCTACACGTCGGTGGACTCTGGCGCGGGTGGCGGCAAGACGGAGATGGCGTTGGGCTTTACGGCGAAGACGCTGTGGGAGACTCGGAAGGAGGAAGAGGCGACTGGCACGCCGTCAGACACGAACTTCATCATCCGCACCTTCGCCAAGTCGGCGGCTGTGGACATTGAGCGTAAGCTCGATGCGAAGATGGCGAAGTATGACCGGGATCGGGTCGATGTGAAGACCCTGGACGCCGACGCGATGAACATCCTTGAAGGCTCGATGGCGTTCCGTCGTGATGCGCTAACGCAGCACACCGGCATCGATGGCTGGGCTGATCAGAGCGCGAAGGTGGACGGCCAGTCGCAGTCTCCGAAGACGGCGTCGAAGCTGAACCGCATCGTCAGTGAGGACTCGCTGTACGCCCACCTCGGCGACGCGTACCGCAACGCGGGTGGCGACACTAAGAATATTCTTGGTGGGAGCTACAAGTCGCTCTGGGAAGACCACATTGTTCCGCTGATGCGCGACCAGGAGATGATCGGCAGCGAGGCTCTGCGTGCGCTACCCCAGGATGCGACTGCGGAGCACCAGCTCGCGGCGCGCACGATGGAGTCGATGCACCGTGGCTATGCGGCGACCGGCTCCGCAGACCCACTCTTTGCGGCCATCGCCGCGACTCGGATGCTGAACAACGACGATGTGATGCGCAAGGAAATGCGCGTTGACCAGACGGTCGGTGTGGTGGACGAGGCTGAGGACGTGACCAACGCCCACGCGCGGTTCATCTCGGCGCGCTTTGGCAAGGGCTTGATGGCCATCGGCGATGCAGGCCAGAACACGGGCTTGGGCTGGCGCGGCACGGCGTTGAACTTCAAGCAGACGCTGGGTAATCTCTGGGGCGGTCGGTCACAGGGTAACACGACGATCAACCCCGAGCTGGCGCTCACTCGAAGCTACCGTCAGGGGCCGGCGGGCACCGAGGCGGCGAACGCTATCCTTGGGAAGTCCATCACCGGCAACCCAGACCTCGAAGGTGTTCTTGCCTACACGCCGCATGATACGCGGGCTAAGGAGATCGCAGCGCAGGCGGATCATATCGCAAAGATGTGGTTCGATCCGGCGATGCACGACAAGTTCACCGATCCGAACAATAGCAAGGCGACGATTGGCGTCTTTGCTCCCAACCACGTCAATAGCGAGAACGACCCTATCGACGAGCGGATGGGCGAGGCGTTGACGGCGCGCGGTGTTCCTTGGGCTGATGCGAAGAACGCGGGTAACGACGTTGTCACGCTCGATACCGTCGAGGGCGTGCGCGGTCGCACCTTCGGCACTGCGTTCGGCTTTGGCTTCGGTGAGGACGGCGGGCAGCGTCCTGGTACGATGAACCAGCTCACGTTTAAGAACGCGCCGATTGCATCACCGGGTCAGATTGCGCAGGCGCTGGCGTCGGGTGACATCGCGGGTGCGCTGAGTGGGGCCAAAGACACGGCGCGCAAGGCGATGGATCGGATGAAGACGGCGTTTACCGGGTACATCGGATTGACGCGGTCGAACACGACGATCCTTACTGGCACGGGCGCACCAAGTCGCATCATTCAGCCTGCGCTTGATGCGCTGCGCGGCCGTCGTGGTGAGGCGCTCCCTGAGAAGAACTACACGGTGGCCGAGGCGGTGCCGATGGGCCGTGGGGCCGACGACGCGGCCTTTGACCCGGCGATGCTCCACGCAATCACCGAGCAGGGTATGCGGCTGTCCGCAGAGACCGGCAGCGAGGCCGCACTGACGAAGGACATCCATCACCTCATCCCTGCCGATATGCAGCTCGCCAAGGGCATCGAGCCGTTGATGGCCGAGCGCGCCCGACAGCACCTTGTGCGCGGCCACGAGGATCAGCACGGCAGCGCGGCTGGGGCCGTAGACGATAACACAGGTGCCCACGTTCGTGACTTCGTGAGCAACCTGGGCGCTCCGCTGATGCACGATGTGGCAGGTACGGGTGAGCTGACCCAGATGCCCCAGGTTCGTATGAACTGGGAGCAGGTTCAGCGGGTTATGGCTGGGGATATGACGGCGCTGGTCGGCACGAAGCGCCAGGGCGCTATTCTCGACAAAGAGGGTGAACTCAAGCGCAAAGACGACGGATCGGTCATCGACTACGGTCACCGTGAGATTGCGCTCATCGACCATGCGCGCGGTATCAAGACTCCTCGTGCCACCGGCATTGTCCTCAACTTCGGCGACCGTGCTGAGCAGACGGCGTTCCAGGCGCTGGCAGGAGAGCATAGCCTCTCCGACGATGAGCTTCGGCGCACTGGTTTGACCCGCGATCAGCTTGGTGCAGAGCTGGCGGCGACGCATCCGATGTCGCGTCTTAACGACCAGGGTGTGCCTACGGCGTTCCGTGGTCAGCAGGAGTTTGCTCGGGGCGACCATCCGACGAAGGCCGACGTCGGCTATCTGAATAAGTTCAGCGTCGCGGCGATGCCCGACCATCTGCGCGCAGCGTCGGTGAACCCCATCGCAGTGGACGCGCAGTCGCGGTACGCCTCTGAGGATAACCCGAACGGCGCACGGTACGGCGTGCCTGCGATGCCTGCACAGAGCGCCCGCTATGTCGAGCGTGACGGCAAGCTCTACGATGCTCGTCAGCTTGTCTCTGGCACCGCAGACGACAAGCGCAACCCCTGGGCAAGTCGGGTGTCGAGGATCGTTGGTAAGACTCGGGAGCGGGTTGCCTACGGCGGCTCTTTCTCCGCAACGAGCGACCGTGCGGCCTACGACGCGCACATGGCCGCAGGCGGCACCGGCTTTGATCTGGAGGGCCAGGACTGGGCCGACGCGAAGATTACCGACAAGGCCGCAGAGCTGGCGGCGGTCAACGGTACCTCTCGCGCCGGTCTCGCGGGCCAGCACCTTGCGCAGACGTTGAGGCGGGGCGGCGCACACGACTTCTTCGAGGGCATTGGCAGCGCGCTCTCTGACAATCAGCACGCGA